GGGAGTACCCTGATTGACTTGCTCCACCATGTAGGAGCCAACCGCAGGCATGTCGGCCTCGGGAGAGTAGCTCTCTACGTCATCCCAAACTTGTTTGACGGGGTCATAGGCCATCGGTCAGGCTCACTTCAGAAGGTTGCTGATCGCGGCGGCGCTTAGGCCGGCGCTCGCGAGCTGAGAAAGAGGAGAGGCAGAATAGGTCTGACCCATGCTAGTCGTCTGACCAGACTGCGTCGAACCACCAGAAGGTAGCCCTCGGATTGCTTCATTAAGAAACCGGATTTGTTCTTTCGGATACTGCGTTTGGCGCAAGAAATCCTGATAGGCAAGATCCAGATTGCGCTGGTTCCTCTGCTCCTGCGTCATGCCGATCGTCTCAAGGGCGCCAGCGCCTTGCAGGCCAAGAGCCTGCTCTTTTTGCCCAAGGCCAGCCTGCACGCCTGCGAGCGTTCCAAGCGTGCCCATCTCGGTTCCGGCGAGCTGTCCTGCGGCCTGCCCGACTGACGCAAGGCGGCGCAGATCTTCCTGAGCCTGCTGCCCGGCTGTGGTGTAGCCTTTCGACAGTTGCTCGCCGATGGCGGCGGAAAGGCCTTCGCTGACGTCTCTGACCGTGCGGCCCGCAAGCTCTTGCTGCCGGGTCGAGCCAAATTGACCAGCACGGATGAATTGATCTCCGAGCGTAGGCATGAGCTTTTCGGTGATCTGTCGCTGGGCGAGATCGCCCATGCGATTGATCACCTGCTCTTCATACGGGTTCATATACTGGCCAATGACGCCTGGCACAGTCTGCCCCGCCTGCTGGAAGTAGGGCTGCGAGGCTGTCGTGGGGCTAAGTCCAGCAGCCTTTGTTGCCGCTTCTTCAGCAGCCTCTAAAGCGGGTTTATAAGATCCAACAGCCTCTCTTGTTGCCTCAAAAGCCCGAAGTTGGTCCTGCGTAAAGGGAGCGAACCGAGGACCGCTGTACGGCTGATACTCTTCCTGAGCTGCGCTGTATGCGCCAGACATCAGACGATAGAGATAGTCCGAAAGATACTGTGGAACCTGCGACGTCGTCAAAGTTGAGGAAGTGGACTGCTGCGGCTTCCCCTGTGTGAGAAAGTTCATGAAGCTCATTAAGCTCTCCCACCCATCAGGTAGTGTTCAGGCTTCTTCGCGTCGGGGCTAAACTTGCCCTTCGACAGAGACTTGCCCTTCTGTTTGCGGATATTAGCACGGAATTGGTCGAGGCGTTTAGCCCCCGCCTTCGACGATCCGTCGCCCAAGAGGGCCACCGTCTCGGCGTCCATAACGTATTCTCCGTCGGAAAGCTTGGCGTCGATCTCATCAGAGCGGCCTGTGCCCGGACCTGAGACATAGCGAGACATCTGGCTGATCGGGCCAGCCCCTACCATTTGACCGCCTCGAGCGGCATTGACAGTGGAAGGCTTGTCTTCTTCAGCAAGTTTGTTTTCAGCGTAAAACTTGTTCTCACCTCTAGAGCCATAAGTATAATAGTCGTTTATGCCTAGCCCAAGTCGCTGGCGGTTAATAGGCATTGCGACAAGACCGCGGTCCATGTTCGGGTCGGTTGAAGCCTGCTCTATTTCTGCCGTCTTAGGCGAGCTGCTGCCACCCATGACGCTTGACGCCAGCAGGGCAGCCGGGATCAAGGTCTTGGCGCCGCCAAGGCTGCTCAGGATGCCGCCTCCAGCCGTGCTAGTTCCCGCGGGGAGCTGAGGCCCGAGGGGACCGACAACATCAGTGCGAGGGGCATCAAGAGGGTGAGGAGCCCGCGCGCCGCTGGCGCCGGCAGACCCGCTCCCAAGGCTGTTATACCACCCAGAGAAGCCGCCCTCGCCAGTTCCAGTGACGCCAGGCCCCGTAAAGCCCAAAGCCCCAGCGCCGATCGTTCCAAGGCCACCGAGAGCTGCGCCAGTGAGGCCGCCCTTCAGGCCGCCCCCGGTGACAGCGCCCGTCACGCCGCCGATGACGGCGTTGCCAAGGATGGAGGCGCCAGTCGCGCCGGCGATAGTTCCCGCCGCCGCAGCCTGAAGGCCGAGGGAACCAAGAATTGACGCCCCAATCGGGGCTCCGACGCCAGTAGCCATAAGCGCGGCTGACGCAAGGGTAGCGACCGGCGCGAACCACTTCTGCTTCCAGAAGGGCGTGAACTGCGGCATCCCAGTGTTGGGATTGATGGTCGGCTCGCCCCAGTGTTTGACCAGCTCGTCGTATTCCTTGCGGTTGATGTGGATGATCAACTCGTCGCCGCCAACGCCTGCGTCGCGGACCCTCTTAGCCTCGTCGTGGAGGCCGCCCTTCGCATAACCGGGGGCGCGGGGAACCTTGACGCAAACGGGCTTGGTGTCTGCCCTGCCGCCCTTGGCGAACATGCTCATGGGGTTGCCGCGCCAGTTCTGGTCTGCCGCTGTATTGGCCAGAGGGCGGTAGTTCGAAGGGTAGCTGGGATAGTTGATCGTCATGTCAGCCACTCAGTTGCACGGCGCGGGTGAAGGCGAAGGCCCACTCTTGCCAGTCATCATATTGCAGTGGGTTCGGCGGGTTTTGCTTGCCCACTTCAAAGAACGCCACGACGCCCAAGGCCCAGTTTTGCCAGTTCTTAGGGTCATCAAGACGGGAAACTGTTCCATACCTCTCCAGAGTATAGACCATGGAGTCGGTCCAGTCAGTAACCGTGAGGCCTCGAGGATCAATCATCCGAGCACCGTCCCGTCGCTGATCTCAATGTGCGCGATGCACTGGCCCATCTGGTAGTCGCCGCCGACCTGATTGGACTTAAAGATGAACCGCATCTCGCGCCGGGTCTCTTTGAAGAAGACCACCTGCTGGTACGGCTGGTCAGTCTGGGCAGGATCTCGGATGACGACCTCGTCGGTCGTGACTTCAGGGGCTCTGGCGTTGGCGCGGCCCGTGATCTGCACCGTCATGTCCTTCGCCTGAACGAAGTCAGGCTCAATCATCGCGCAACGCAGGGCCCTGTTTCTTGGCTGCTGCTGGTCTGCGACGAAGGAAATGTCGGCTGTCTGGAAATATGACGGGATCGAGTTGACGGTCGTGCCATCAATCTCGTCGACGCCGTATTCGTGCTGCCAGAGCTTGTAAGAGCCGTTGTCTTCCTTCACGCCAGTCAGGATAGGGTACTGATAGACCGTCGCGAACTTGCCAGCCGACCGGCCATCGTTCGGCAGCTCGGTGTCGTACCAAGTATTCTCGCGGATGTTGTAGATGACGGCGTGCGTGCATTCCGTCGCATTGCCGCGCGGATAGCACCACCAGATTTCGCCGAACCGCGGCACCTTGTAGGCGAAGACCTTTTGACGCTGGGCGTAGTTCAAATTGTCGAAGAACCAGTTTTGATTGAGCTGGTTCGGGATTTCGCGCACGACGCCGTTGAACTGCAAGAAGCGGTCGACGCCGCACCAGTAGAAGATGCCGTCGTATTCAATGACGCCTTGGCTCGACAAGATCGACGTCTGGGCGCTGATCGTGTCGAACTGGAAGATTGGCGTGCCGCCGACGAACGTGCAGCGGATAAGGCTGTCGAGGGACCAGAACAGGCCAGCAGGAGCGTTGCCGGGGCCAGCACGCAGCGGTAGAGCGGCAACGACCTTCTGAGACGTTATGTATGCCTCTCCAGCGCCGGTGCTAGACCAGTCGTTTGGATTGTTAGGGACGGACCAAGCGACGAAACCGTCTGAGCCAAAGACGAAGACATAAGGATAAAGGCTGACAACGCCGCCAGATACCGCAGGCGCATTGTTAGTCGTCAGAGCGGTCGTGTCGTTAACAAGACCCCAGTAAAGATCAGAAGTTGCGTCGCTGTCGATCTCAGCAAGGTTCTTGCCCGGATGCGCCAAGATATAAGCGCCAGGCGACACGCCAACGCTGTCGAAGCTCGTGTCGAACGTCCACAGATGAAGAGGGTCTGTCGCGAAACTGGAAGGCGTCCTGTCTGAGACGGACGTGATGACGCCGTTTGGATTGACGGAGAACTGCTCAATGAAGCTCGCGCTACCAGAAGCGATGTAGAGAAGGCCGTTCTGGTTATAGGCGCTCAGGCCCCGAGAGATTTCGGAAAGCTCATTCGTCAGCCTGCGATAGCCCCACATCTTGCGAGGAAGACCGCGCTGAAACCGACACCATTGGCCGTCAACATAGAACCCGTTCTCAAAGCGCGTTCCATCGCGCTTGATACCGGGCAGTGACTTGATGATGTACGGCGTGATGGCCATTAGCTCAGGATCCCAATTCCCATTGCAACGGCGAAGGCTTTTGTCGTGGTGTTAGAGACGCCGATCGCAGACTGAGCAGCGGCCTGATCGACAGCCGTGAAGACCGCCTTACCTACAGTCGTGCCGCCAAGAGAGTTCTGGGCGTCGCTTTGTGTCGCAGCGGTAAAGACGTTGCTACCAACGGTCGTGGCGCCAAGAGCTGTCCTACCAGCCGCAGCGTCAGCAGCCGTGAACAGCGCCTGACCTGTTACGGTGGCGCCAAGAGCTGTCTGGCCATCAGACGTACTGGCAGCAGTGAAGACGCCAATGCCGACAGTCGTGCCGCCGAGGTTCACACGGGCGCCGGACGCAGTCGTCGCTCCAGTCCCGCCGTCGGCGACAGGGATGGGCGTGGCGACTGTGGACTGAGTTTGCCCTTCGACGACGTCAGTTCCGTCGCAATAGAGGATCAAAGCCTCGCCCTGCGGAACCTGAATGCCGGTGCCTGCGCTGGTCTTGACGGTGACAGTGTAGGCGCCGCTGGTGGCGTTCGTGACCCAATACTGCTGAACAGTCGTTGGGACGATTATGTTTCGGTTGCCGGTCAGGGCGCCAGTAAAGTTGTAGGCAATGCGGTTCAGTTCAGAACCAGCGAGGGTGTAGTTGCCTGTGCCGGCGATATTGATCGACGTGTAGTCGAAGCTCGTCGTGCCGCCGCTGCTCAGGCCGACCGTGTAGAAGGCTGTTCCGTCGCAAATGACCATCGCCGACTGGTCGGTGTCGAGGACCAGCGTCGATGCGCCATCAATGAGCTGAGAAGAGGCAGGGTCGATCGTGACGGAGCTGGAGCCACTATTGCGGATATAGCAGAACCAATCTTCGCCGAGCGTCACGGCGGAAGTCAGGCTGAGAGTTCCAGAGGCGCCGATCCAATTGATCAAATGCGCGCGCTCGGTCGCTCCGAGCGTGTAGTTGGAGTTCAGGTCATCGACAGAAATGGCCTGATTGAGCGTCGTCGTGATCGCCTTCAGGCCAGCGCCAGCCAGCGCGCCGGCGTTAGCCTGAGACGTCGTCGAGCCGAATTGGTAAGAGGACCAAACGCCCGCAGCCGTGGCGTTGGCGGTCATGTAGACCTGCCAAAGCTGCCCAGACGCCACAGAGCAGATGGTCGTGCCCGTGCTGCCAACGACAGTGAACGTCGTGCTGCCGACGTTGTTGAATAGGAAGCACTCGCCGACGCTCGCCTGATTGGCCTCCGGCAGATACACCTTGCGGCTGGACCCCGTCGAGTTGACGTTCATGATCCTGGCGGCGATGTAATCAGCGACAGTGTTCGGAGCGTTCGTCTCAGTCGGCCAGGCAAGAACGACGTCAGAGGATGTCAGGTTGAAGGCCAGATAAGAAACGCTGGACGGGTAGATGTTGGTCCCGCCAAAGACTTCAGTATAGGTCGTCATTTATACCTCCGTCCGACGGGCGGAACGGTCGAGGATCTTCGAGAGATCTTCGCCATTAAGGGCCTGCGCCGCTCGGTCATACATTTGTTGCCACACGGGAATTCGCTCGTCGTTCTTCAGGAACGGCGTCGCCTCAAGAAGGGCGCCATAGAGCAGCACCTGCGGCGCGTAGTCCGTCAGCCAGTTCGTCTGATTGGCGTCGTCGAGCAGCGGCAGGAGCTGGTAAACCAGAACCTCGAAGGGATACGCAGCGTCAGGCGTCGGAGCCACGATCCAGTTGTTATAGTCGTACTCGGCATAGAAGACAGGCACGCCAGTCTGGGTGCGGTCAGGCCAGTAGCTGCGGACGTATTCGTAGGAGCGGGGATAGAGCTGGGTGTACTCGTCGCCCTGATCACCAATGCCGAAGTTGAAGCTCACCGTCGAACGCCAGCGGTCGGGCTTTGGGTAAACAGCAAGGCCCGCCTGAAACGTGCCAGTCAGGACGTTAATCAGGCCTTCAATCTTCAGCTCTCGAGCTATGCGGCGCTCGGCGAGATTGATCAGGCGCGGGAGCTGTTCATAGACGATCTCGTCCGACGCCAGCGTGAACCCACGCTCAAGATACCGGCGCAGGTCCGTCTGGAGGGACGCAAAGGTCATATTCTGGGCCATTATTTAGCCCCTCGGCAGAACCCGTCGCGGCGGGCGTTGTTAACCTTGACCTCAGTGATGGTCTGAGGCGTGTCTTTTTTCGACCAAGAAATGTCCTTCCAGACAGAACAGGCCGCAGAATTAGTCTCGACGATGCCCGTCAGTTTCGAGCAGCCGCTCAGGGCTGATAACAGCACTATCGCCAGCGCGAACCGCATCCTGAACTCTCCCGAGGGCATCAGCCGTCGCCGCTGCTGCAACTTCAGCGACGGCGTCGGCTCTTATCTTAACATAAACAGCGCCTAGAGCCATCAGGATCACGGCGCCAATCGCAACGTAACGCCCGATGGGCGTGAAGAGAAATGCGATCATGCGCCCTCCTCGTCGAGCCTCTTCTTGCGCCAGTACCAAACGCCGGCAGCCGCCAACATAATCACCACAAGGATCATCACCGTCGGGCTGAGGCCGTTCAGGATGCTGCCGCCCTCCTTCACTACCGGCAT